CTCTCCGTATAGGCTGCGGTGGGCTGCATTCGCGGCCCATGGACACCGCTGCGGTAGATCCGGCAGGGAATGCCTTTCGCCATCCGTACCCGTTCATGACGGGTCAGTGCGCCGTCTTTTACCGGCTTTACCCGGTGAATGTCCATACGGTCAGTATACCAGCCGGCATAGTTCATATCACGTAAGTCCCTCCCATACCCACCAGCCGCGCCCGGGTGGCCAGAATCTGGCCGTACTGGGTGGCGTTCAGGCCGCCCCAGTCCGCCGTAGCCTTTGTCAGGGCGCCCGGGTGGCCAGAATCTGGCCGTACTGGGTGGCGTTCAGGTCGCCCCAGTCCGCCGTAGCCTTTGTCAGGGCATCGGTGTCATATGTCACGGAGCTGTCCCCCAGGGTGGCAGATTTCACTACACCTACCGTTGCCCCCGTGGCGGCGGCGTGAGCCGCGTCCAGGGAGCTTTCGGCATAGGTGCGCAGGTACAGCGTGGCCTGGTGGGCTACATACAGCCCCGCCGAATACCGCCAGCCGTCCAGCCACTTATCCGGCGTGATAGCTGTGTTAGCCTGCCGGATAAACTCTTCCAGCATGACTGGCGGCACCAGGCAGATCATTGCTTCGTTAAAAAACTGGGGGAAATCCTCCTGGAACATCTCCGCTGAGTAACCGCCCCTGCCGCTGCTGATGTTGGCCGCAGTCTCCCGGACGCCGGAAAACTGCGGCTTCCGGCAGCCCATCAGGAACCCTCCTGGTTCTCCTCACCGGAGAAATCGGAGACCGCCTGGTTTTCCCCTATAGAATCGTCCTCCTTTGGGGCCTTCGAAGCCTTTTTCCTCTTCTTCTCAGCCGCGTCAATGTCCTTATCCCTGCCGGAGTCGGAGATGATGACCTTGCCATCCTCCGCCAGAGCCTTCAGGTAGGCGGAATCCTTCGCCCAGGCCGGCAGCGCCCCCATGTAGTCCTTCGCCATCTGGAACTTCTCCCCATTGGGGCCGGGGAGGATGATATTTCTTTTGGATACAACAAACATGTCCGTTCCTCCTTAAATCCCGTCGTAGTACGAAAGCGTCTGGGGATAGAAAACCTCCACCTCGGACAGGTTCGCCATATAAACCGTGTCGTAGCAGGCTTCCGCGGCGTTGGGGGAGGTCATGGCCCGGCTGAGGGGGACCAGCTCCTCCGCGCTGATAAAGCGCTCGTGGTTCACATACACCGCCATGCGGTCGCTCCCGCCGGTCCCCATGCCCTTGCAGTGGCGGCAGGGGCCGATGAACAGGCTCCCGCCGTTTTTGGCGGAGGCGTTGTTGCGCAGGAGGAAGTCCAGGATGGTTCCCGACGCAAGCTCCGTCACCTTCCGGGTGAGGATGTCTGTGTACTGCTCGTAGGGAATGAGGATATGGTTGGGCATGGCGGATTCGTCGTATTCCGCAGCCGCCCAGTTGGCGGCGATGGCCGCGTTGACGTCGGACAGGATTTCGTCCGGCGTTTTCTTCGACCACTGGGTGCTGCCGGATGCACCGGCGGGTACCTGCGTCTCGGCGGCGTCGGGATGATTGAGGATCCCTGTGGTGCCGTAGCGCGCAAAGCCCAGATAAACGTTCTGGTCCTGGTGCTTGTCGTAGGCCATGCGCATCCCGTCGGACAGCAGGCTGTCCAGGGAGCGGCCGATATAGTTGGCCTTCTGCATGTCCACGAACATGACCCGCAGCGCGGCCTGGAAAACATGGGCCTTATAAATGCCGCTGTCCACATTTGCGCTGACAATAGGGATCCCGTTCGCGCCGCCGGACCCTACCGGACCGTCCCCGCTGCCGCCGGTCAGGCCGTAGCCCACGCTCTGGGCGGAAACGGCGTCCACCCAGCCGCCGCCGGTGTTGATGTTGATATCCCGGGGATAGGTAAAGCTGGTGAGGGGCTTGCGGACCAGGGGGTCCCGCTTTTCCAGCTCGGAGCGCAGGAACGCGCCGCCGGACGCGATCCCGGCTTCATCCAGGGTCATGACGCCGGGGGCTGCCCGGCCGGGGTGGGCCGCGCCGATCACACCGGCGTCAAAGGTGCCCACATTCTGAAATTTACTCATAGCGTTTCCCTCCTCAAGCGTTCTGCATGGTGAGGATGCGAAGCTCCGTCACCTTGTTCACATCCGCCGGACCGGCCCACTGGCAGTTCGTCAGCTGGACGGTGCTGGACCCGTCCGCCTCCGCCTCGAAGCCGCCTGCGGCGGCGGTTGGATAGCTTGCGTTCTCCGCAACGCGGACATAGACTGCGCCGCCCAGCTGGGGCGTGCCCTTCTGGCAGAGCACGTTCACCGCACCCCGCATGAAAACGGGGACCGCTTCCTTTTCCGCGTACATGCCGGTACTCTGGTCCAGATAATGGAGGGCGGACTTGATTTCCCGGGCCGCTACGCCCACAAAGGCTGCCGCGCCGTCTCCTTCGCCCATGGGGACCACGTTTTTGCCTTCGTCATACTTCAGCGCTGTGCCAAAAACGATCTGCGCGCCGGCGGGGCGGGTGTTCACGATCATGTCCGGCTGGCGGGCATAGCCGCCCGCATAGCCGTGGGGCATGGAAATGCCGATGTTCTGGGGATGCAGTCCCATATTACTTGTCCTCCTTCTGTTTGTGGGGGTTGCGGGCGTCGTAGGCGGCTTTCTGGTCCGCGCACAGCTTCTCAAAGCTGGCGGGGGCGGCATCCGACGCCTTCCGGGCGTTCTGCTGCGCCGCCTGCATGATGCCGGCCAGCGCGCCGGGGGTCTTTACCGCGTCCAGAAGCGCGTCCGTGACTCTTTTCCGGGCGGCGGCGTCTTCGATGGACGCTACCGCAGGGCGCATGGTCCGCAGCAGCGCAAGGGCCGCGTCCCGGGCCGGTCCGGACGCGGGAGCGCCGCCCTCCGCCGGGATCACCTCCGGATCCTTCCCTTCGCCGTCCGCGTCCTTGTCCGCAAGATCCCGGATGGCTTCATCCAGCGCGCCGCCCTCCGGCTCCCCGCTTTTCGCGGTCAGGATTTCAAGCAGCTTGTCCAGCTTCGCCCCAAGGGCCGCAACTGCGGGGTCCGGCGCGGGAGTGTCAGATGCGGGTTCCGCCTCCGGCGCAGAGGGTTCCGTCTCTGCGGGTGCGGCGTCCAGCGCGGTCATGGCGGTGCTGACCAGATCGTCCATCTCCCGGTCATCCTTCGCTTCCTTCGCGGCCATGCCGAACGCCTTCAGCATGGCTTCTGCAAATTTGCTCATGGTACTTTTTCCTTTCCCGGCGTTCTCCGCCGAATCGTGTATTGATACGGAAGGCCCCGCCCTGCCGGTGGGCACGACGGCAACATGGTTCCCGCGTATCCTGGTTTGCCTGTAGCGCCCGTCCGGCAGCGGCTCGTATACGCACTCGTAGCCGCAGCTGATCTGGCGCTTGACATTGTGAAGGACTTCGCTGGCAAGGGCCTTATCGCCTATATGGAGGTCGCCCACCACATAGTCCCCCTCCCGGCGAATGTTCTGGACATGCCCCCGGCTGTACGCGCCGAAGGTCTCCGCCGTTACGTTCTCCGGCGGGTGGTTGTCCGTGACGTGCGCCCCCTCGAAGCTGGCCAGGGCCGCAGGCTCAAATACGTCCTCCGGCTCCCGGACCACGGTGACAGGCCGCCCAGGGTCGCCGTCCAGTTCCAGATCCCCCGCCAGGTACTGCATCTCCCCCGTGCGGGCGATGGGAACGTGGGTGCAGATGATCCCGCCGTCGGGCTTCTCTATGATATGGCCGGTTATGGATGTGCCGTAATAGGCCAGCATGGGGTCCACCTCCAAAAAAATAAAAAGGGGCCAGTCCGCAGGATTTCCTGCAAACTAACCCCGATTGGTCCTTCCCTGCGCCCCATTGCGCAGCGGGTGCGTTATGTCGCTTTCAGCTCCTTCTGGAATACAAGCTGAATCTTGATCGTGCCGTCCTTCAGCTTCTTCAGCTGGACCCGGTGGCCCTGGTCTAGGGCGGCGAGAATGGCGCTGATCTCTTTTTCGGTCATAGCGTCACTCCCAAAGGCACTGTTCTTTTAGCTGCCGCTCGGATTCTTTTGCATCCTGCTCAATTTCCTCCGGCAGCGCCAGCCGTTCAATATCCTTATCAGACAAATCCCATATAATGCTCCAATCCTTAGGAGAATGCCCGACATCTGCCATATAATGATCCGGCTCAAAGACTTCAACAATGCAGGCAATACGCCCGTCTTTCAGAAGCACCGTATCAAATTCCTGATATTTCGCCATTTATATCTTCTCCATATGTGCCGTCACCATGTGCGCTGTTCCATCAGGATGCACAATCCAGCCAATTTGTACGTTTGCCGGTTTCCCTTTCAAACCGTAGAGGATGACATCTTGTGAGTAGCTTTCCCCGTAAGCGGTTTTCCCTCTTGATACTGCCGGGTACTTTCGGGCGGCGGAAATGATTTCTTCCTGCATTTGTTTCCAGTTGTTTATATGATACCCCAAACGAGAGGTAAAAGCCAGTCCCTTTTTGAACCCGTTTTCATTTTCTGGATTGAAAAAGTAGCGGGTAAACTTTGTTTCTGCCGCCGTAGCTGACGCCGCGCCCGGCAAAGCCTTTTCCGGGTGCCGGAGAAGATCATTTTGTCTTCGATAGTCCAGACCCCACAGTTTGAACTTCTCATCCCCCGCCGCTTTATGCTTCCGGAACGTCTCAAACGTCTTCGGCACGCCGTCCCCCAGCGCCGCACGGCAGCGCTCCCACTGGCGGTAGTCCGCCAGCCATTTGGCCCGGTTGGCTTCCTTCTGCCGGTACGCCTTGGCCTGCTTCTCGGTGCGGGGGTCCTTCTTGGGCGGATTTTTCCGGAAGCTGGAAAAGTCCTTGATCTTCCGGATTTCCTCCTCGCTGCGGCCCATGGGCGTCCAGCGGATGATCTGGTGCAGGCAGTTTGGATGGAGGTTCAGCCAGGTGTTGGACAGGTCGTCCGGCCCGCTGGGGTCCACCTTCCCAAACGCCGCCGACAATGGCGGGAAGTCCGGGTCCGTACCGCTCTTGGAGTATACCCTGCCTTCCAAGGGTGCGCAAAGCTTACAGGTCGTGCCGTGCTTGCTGATCTGGTACAGATCGTGCTCCGGGTTCTGGGTCAGGACGGACAGCACCTCCGCCTGCCTGGAGGTGGTGCGCAGGACCATGCTGCCGTAGGTATGCAGGCTCCATTTTCGGCCCGCCCTGTCTACAAATGCCGTCACGCCCTCCCGGCGCAGCGCCGCCGCAAAATCCGGCAGGGACTTGTATACCCCCCGCCCGGAAGCCTGCATGGACGCCGCCTGGGCAAGCCCCGTCTCCCGGAAAATATCGCCGTCCAGGCGGCCGATCAGGACCTCCCGCAGATTCGCCGCCGCTGTAACGTTGGCTTCGGTGACCTGCGCCATGAGGTTGGCGGTCAGCAACTGCACGATGTCCGCCTGCTCGCCGGTCAATATGCGGGCGTTCTGGTAGGCCCGCAGGTGCTTGGCCGGGGATTCCGGCTCTTCCAGAGCCTTCCGGGCTTCCGGGTGATGGACGTAAAACTGGGATTCGATCATGCGCGGAACATAGGTCCAGCAGTCGTTTTCCAGCTTCCGCAGGATGCCCTGTATGCGGTCCAGGGCGGCTTCGGCGTGGTAATCCGCAAGTCCACGGCTGTGGAGACGCCCGATCTCGTTGATGATATCCGTCTCCGCTTGCAGGTAGATGTCTATCAGCCGCTTTAATTCACGCTCCTGCATCTGCCGGTTCCTCGAAATCCAGCCCCATCAGCGGGTCCCGCAACGCCGTGGCATCTCTGTACGTTTTCCCCGCACCGGCGGCAATTTCCTCATCGGTAACGCTGTCAAACAGCCCCGTCTCCTCCGCCAGCTTCTTCAGCTCCCGCAGGGCCGTGCCCACATGCAGCAGCCCGTTCTGGTAGGCCGTTACCACCGCCACCGTCTTCTTCTCCGCAATCTCGGACACCTCCTTCGACGTGGGCGTCCACAGCGGCGGGAAGGCGATATCCAGGTCCTCCGGGACCGTCCCGATCGCCGACATGGCAATCACCGGCAGCAGCTTCCGCAGCAGCGGGGCCAGCTTGCTCTCCCGCAGGGTGTCCACGTAGTCGTAGTAGTTGCGCAGGTCGTTCTCCCCTGTGGCGTTCATCCCCGCCGGGGACCGGCCGAACAGCTTCGTCATGGGGATCCGGGACGCCCCCGACAGGCTCAGGCACATGCTCTCATGGACCTCGGCCAGACCGGCGAAGGTGTACTGG